AAAAATAATGCAGGTATCACACAACGCTGAACTTGCTTCAAGGTTCGGTAGCAAAGTTCGTAACTTAATGAACACCAAGGAGTATAAAGAAATTTTTGGAAATGTTACACTAAGAGAAGATAGTAAAGCAAAAGGCCGATGGGAGACTAATCATGGGGGTGAATACTTTGCAGCGGGGGTTGGCGGTTCTATCACAGGACGAGGGGCGGATTTGCTTATTATCGATGATCCACATACTGAACAAGACTCACTATCTGATACAGCTATGGAACGTGCGTACGAGTGGTATAGTTCAGGGCCACGTCAACGTTTGCAACCAGGTGGTAGAATATTAGTTGTAATGACACGATGGGCAACTGATGATCTTACAGGAAGATTAGTCAAGGCTCAAAGCGAAGCAAAAGCAGATCAATGGAAAGTAATTTCTTTTCCTGCAATCATGCCCAACGATAAACCAGTATGGCCTGAGTATTGGACTAGAGAAGATTTAGATTCTGTAAAAGCTTCAATCTCAATGAAGAATTGGAATGCACAGTATATGCAGGACCCAACTTCAGAAGAGGGTGCAATCATAAAACGTGAATGGTGGCAAGACTACGATAGGGAGTATCTTCCAAAACTACTCCACGTGATACAATCGTATGATACTGCATTTTCTAAAAAAGAAACAGCAGACTATTCAGCTATTACAACCTGGGGAATATTTGAACCTGTAGAGGGTTATGAGAAATGTATTATTCTACTTGATGCACAAAAAGGCAGGTATGATTTCCCTGATCTTAAAAACCTTGCACTAGAACAATATCATTATTGGGAACCTGAAACGGTTATTATTGAGGCTAAGGCTAGTGGTCAGCCACTAATACATGAGTTAAGACGTGCAGGTATACCTGTAATAGATTATGTTCCAGCACGTGGAAGAGACAAGCATACTAGAATAAATAGCTGTGCTCCTGTCTTTGAGTCTGGTATGGTGTATGCGCCATTAGATGAACATTTTGCTCAGGAAGTTATTGAGGAATGTGCTGCCTTTCCTAATGGACAATACGATGACTATGTTGATTCTATGACCCAAGCTGTGTTAAGATATCGACAAGGTGGATTTGTTTCTACGTACTCGGACGATTGGGACGACCCACCAATGAAATTAGAAAAAGAATATAAATATTATTAGGATTTATTATGGCACTAAAAGGAAACCAAAAGAAGTTAGACAAAAATAATAATAACAGAATTGATTCACAAGATTTTAAAATTTTAAAAGCAGAAAAAAAAGGTAAAGTCATGAAAGCCAAAAGAGGTGACTTTATGGAAAGAAGAAAAAAATTAATGGGAATAAAAAAGGACCCAACTAAACCTGTAAACCCATTTGAAAAAAAATCTTCAAAATTTATAGAAAGAAGAAAAAAATTAGGTACACTTAAATCTGCTATAGGTAAAGGCGGTAGAATAGGTGCTGCTATTGCAGCTCTTGGTATTGCAGGAGCTGGTGCTGCTAAACTTGGACAAACTATTGGTAGAAAATTAGATGAAGCCAAAAAGAAAAATAAAAAAATGGGTGGTGGCATGATGAAAAAGCCTGGATATAAATATGGCAAAATGATCGAAGACAAATTTAATAAATATGCAAGATCAAAAGAAACTCAACTTCACTCAAAAGATGCTTTAGAAGGTTTTGAAAGAGCTGAAAAAAGATCTGTAAGTGAAACAATGGGTGAGTATAAAAAAGATATTAAAAAATATAGAGATTCAAAACTAAAAAGACTAACAAGATTTTCAAAAGGTGGTGGTGCTGACACTGGAACTATGGGTGAAGCTAAAAGTAAACTAGCAACAGGTATTGACGCTTTCAAAAGAAGATTAAAAAAAGAAAAATTACAAGCACCTAAAAGAGGACCAATGAATCCTGCTAAAGCAATGGGTGGCGGAATGATGATGAAACCTATGGGTTATAAGTCAGGAACATCTGTAAAAGCAAAATGCAAACTAGGTAGAAACAAACCTACTAAAATGTACTAGGAGGGACAATGTCCCTGAAGGCTATTCTTAAAGCGGGGAAGGAACTACTAAAGGCGAGAAAACCTTCAGCGACACCGACCACCGGACAACAACAGAAACAAATAACCTATACTCCCAAACCATCAACAACGGAACAGGGACAAGAGTTAGCTATTCGTGAAATAAGAAATCCACCAGTTGTATTAAAAAAAACAAATCCATTACAAATGGGTGATAAGGTTGCACCATCCTTTGGGTCATCTACCTATGATTGGGTAATGAGAAAAGGAAGAGGCACATACACAGCTGATGAATGGTTAGATCATTTGACACTAGATGCCAACGAAGTTGGTGCTATGATTAAGTTAAATCCTATCAATAGATTAAGACCTATAGAGCTTGGTGTAAATAAAGGTGCTCAAGAAGCATTTGATACAGCAACAAAAAATGCAAAAAATACTATCAGGAATTTACAAGATAAATACAAAGGTGCGGGTTCTGGTGAAACTAAAGATAGACTTGATGATCTACAATATATTTTAAAAACTGAAGGCCCTTTAACAAAAAGTGCTCTAAGAGATTTAAATGATACTGCTAAAAGAGTTTCATTAGATTTACCTGTTGATGAAAGAAAAGCATTAAATAAAGCCATAGGTGAAATAAATAATAAAGCTGGACCTATCCAGACTTCTAAAACATACTACGGTGGTGAAAGTAATTATACTCTTCAAGGCGGTAAAGATTACAGAGAAACAATATTTACATTACCAGAAGAAATTGTAACAAACAGATCTCCTTTTAATACAGGTGGTCACTTTTCTGATGCTCTAGGTAAAAACACAAACAATATTTATCACGTAAGATTTGATACAAGATTTACACCTGATGGTAAAAAAGTATTTATGATTAATGAAATACAATCTGATGTTAACCAAAGTATAGCAAAGTCTTTATCTAAATCACAACAGCTTTCTGGTGAGTTTAGAAGAAATCCTTTTAACGCAGATTTAGAATTAAATTTATTAGTTTCACAAAGGGGTAAGATGTTAAAAGATTTAGATGATGCAATTGCAAATAATGCTGACTTTGCTCAAACAGGTCAAATAAACGCCATAGCAAAAAGTATAAAAGATGTTAACCAAAAACTAGCTTCAATGACAACAAGAGGTGGAAGAGGAAATGAAAAAGATTTCTTTCCTATGGTTGAGGCTGACTCTTATGGAGATCATGCACTTAAATATCTTTTACAAAGAGCAGCAAGAGAGAATGTTGATTACGTAGCCGTTGCCCCATTTGATAAATTAAGTTTCCGTCAAGGCTACAAAGCTGGTAACGAAAGATTTTACGGTTATGCAAACGGTAAAGGTATTGGTAAAAAAGGTAAAGCAGTAATGCCTGATGTTATGAGTAAAGTTGCAAGGTTCTACAATACAAAAGCAGGACCCACAAAAATATCACTATCAGATCCATCTAAACCTTATAAGAAAGTATCAAACGATACTTTTAAATATCCAAAAGACCATCCTTTGAAAGGAAAAGAGATTAAAAGCAGTTATCATTCTGAGGTTTCAGATGCAGCAGGATCAGGATATAAAAATATTCCAGCTAGTGATCCAAGGTTGTATTTTGATGCGTTTGCTATTAAAGTGACACCACTCATGAGAAATACACAAAAAACTTATAAGTCCAAAGGAGGACTTGTAGTAGATATGTTTAAACCAATAAGGTACAATTAATTATGGCAGTAGAAAAAACATTATCCGAACAATTGCAAGAAGGTTTTGAAGAAGAACAAGAACAACCAGAGGGTTTACCTGTTGATGTAACAGTTGAAGGTGAAGAAGAGGAAGTTGAAGAAAGACCTCAAGACGATTTTAATGCAAACCTTGCAGATGGTATGGATGAACGTACCCTTAAAGATATGGGTATGGAACTTATTCAAGAATATAAAAAAGATAAAACTTCTAGAAAAGAATGGGAAGACGCTTACATTAAAGGTCTAGATCTATTAGGAACTAAATATCAGGAAGTAACTAAACCATTCAAAGGCGCATCTGGTGTCACTCATCCGTTGTTAGCGGAGTCTGTTACGCAATTCCAAGCCCAAGCTTATAAAGAACTTGTTCCATCAGATGGTCCAGTCCGAACCCAAGTTATCGGTGCAGTAACACCGGCTACCGAAGCCCAGGCAGATAGAGTTAAAGATTATATGAACTATTTGTTAATGGAGGAGATGGAAGACTACACAACTGATATGGATCAAATGTTATTCTATTTACCACTATCAGGATCTACATTTAAAAAAATTTACTTTGATGCTTTACTAGATAGACCTGTATCAAAATTTATTCCAGCTGAAGATTTAGTAGTGCCTTACTACGCATCAGATCTAAAAGATTGTGAGAGAATTACACATGTAATTAAAATGACAGCTAATGAAGTTACAAAGAAAATGGCTGCAGGTTTTTACAGAGATATAGATTTAATAGATTCAAACAGTGAACCTGACAATGTACAGAAAAAATTAAATGAACTTGAAGGAGTTAAAGGATCAGGTTCTGATTATTTGCATACTATTTTAGAAATGCATGTTGATTTAAACCTAGATGACTTTGAAGACTTTGATGACAAAGCGAAAAAAATAAAAATACCTTACATTGTTACAATTGATGAAGGATCAGGAGAAATTTTATCTATCTACAGAAACTATAGACCAAATGATATTACTTATCAAAGAATAGAATATTTTGTTCATTACAAATTTTTACCTGGTTTAGGTTTCTATGGTTTTGG